CCTTAAAGATCTTATTATATTTGGATGTGCGATAGCAGGTATGGACTTGCCTGAACTACCCGAGTTCGATATGGGTACGCTTCTAACGGTTTTGGGTGGTATGCTCGGAATCGGGGGACTTAGGTCATATGAAAAGACAAAAGGGCTAACCAAATAACGTCATCCCTTCGATGCGAGGTATGTGGACACGACATGACGAAAGTTGATGAACAGCTAAGGTGTGGGTATTGTGAGGTATTTTTTCCTTACGATATGTCAAAAGATTGGTTAGACTACATTCATAAAAAATCTTACATAGTAGAAAAGGAGAAAGACCATGGCGTTCAAACTATCCCAAAGAAGCTTCCAAAAACTAGCGGGGGTACATGATGATTTGGTTGAAACTGTAAAACTTGCTATTTCGCTCACGAAAATCGACTTCGGAGTGATTTATGGGGTCCGTTCCGAAGCTGAGCAAAAAAAATTATTTGACTCTGGTCGATCACAAACCATGGCTTCAAAACACCTTATTCAGGCTGACGGCAAGTCTCATGCTGTGGACTTAATGGCCTACCAAGACGGAGAGCCCTGTTGGGAAATTCAGGTTTATGATGATATTGCAGATGCTATGAAAGAAGCAGCAGTTCGGGTTGGTCTTAAAATTCGTTGGGGCGCGGCATGGCAGATAGATGACCTTCGTGATTGGGAAGGCACGGCAGAGGACGCCATGAACGCTTATATAGATTTACGTCGCTCTCAGGGGAGGCGCCCGTTTATTGATGGACCTCATTTTGAAAAAAGGTAGACAAGCCGTATACTTTCGCATATATCTTATATAAGACTTAATGCGGAGATATAAGATTGAGTAATATTTACTTGGCGGAAGCGGTTTTTCGTATTATACGAGACAGAAGAAAAGCGATTGAAGACCTGATATTATTTGATAATGTCAAAAACATGGAGCAATATCGTGAGCTTATGGGCAACTTAGCGTCCTTAACTCATGTGGAACAGGAACTCAAGAGCCTGCTAGATAAACAGGAGCAAACTGATGAATAAAGCAGAAACCATAGGCGATGCCTATAAAGACGTTAAGGATAAGGCTTTAAACCCTGATGCTATTAACGTTTCTCTCATAGAAAGAATGCCGGACCCTACGGGATGGAGGTTACTTATACTTCCGTATCGAGGTAAAGGTAAGACCGAAGGTGGTATATATCTTCCTGACGCGGTGGTACAAGAGCAAACTGTATCAACACAGGTAGGATATGTGCTCAAGGTTGGTTCCTTGGCTTATGGAGACAAAGAGAAGTTTCCTACGGGCCCTTGGTGCGCGAAAGGTGATTGGGTAATGTTTGCCCGATACGCAGGATCTCGATTTAAGATTGATGGCGGAGAAGTACGAATTTTAAATGACGACGAGGTTTTGGCAAAGATATTAGAACCTGAAGATATTTTACATTTCTAGGAGAGAAGAATGGCAGAAGAAGAACAAATAGAACTTGAATTAGAAAAGGCTGAAGATACTGAGGTAGAAGTACCGCAGCCCGAGAAGAAGGAAGACGAGGCGCCTGTTGTTGCAACGGAAGCTGATGATAACTTTGATAAAGCAGAGAATGCTACGCAAAAACGCATAGACCGCTTAACAAAGAAAATGCGTGAGGCGGAACGTCAGCGAGAAGAAGCAATTAATTATGCACAAAAAGTGCAGGCCGAATCTAGTCATTTAAAGCAACGAATGGATGCTTTAGATACAAATTATGTCACAGAATATAGTTCTCGTGTTGAGTCACAGCTAAGCTCGGCTGAGCAAGAGATGGCGAAAGCTATGGAGGTGGGGGACACCAATGCTGTGGTAGAAGCACAACGTAAGATTACTCGATTAGCTATTGAGAATGACCGCGCAGAGCAAGCAAAGTCTCAACAGGAACAAGCGGCTAAGCAGCGCGAAACAGCGCCTCAGCTACAACCGCAACCGCAGGCAGCGCCTCAACAAGTGCGGGAACCTGATGCTAAAGCTAAGGATTGGGCTCAACGGAATGAATGGTTTGGTCAAGATGAAGCTATGACTTATGCTGCTTTTGGAGTACATAAAAAATTAGTTGAAGAAGAAGGGTTTGACCCGAAGGCCGATGAGTACTATACTGAATTGGATAAGCGTATGCAGACTGAATTTCCGCATAAGCTCAATGGAAACAGCAAACGACCCGCTCAGACGGTTGCATCAGTTTCCCGAAGTAGTTCTGGGCGCAGTAGTGGGAAAAAGGTTAGACTCACCCCTAGCCAAGTTGCAATAGCAAAAAAATTGGGTGTGCCATTAGAAGAATACGCGAAATACGTTAAGGAGTAGATTGATGACAGATACAAAAGAGATGAACTTTGGAGGATCTACTGACAGAACTCCCCGCGCAAACCAAACTAGGGAGAAGACGGCTAAGCGTAAGCCGTGGGCTCCGCCATCCATGTTGGATGCACCACCCGCCCCTGATGGGTTTCAACATCGTTGGATTAGGGCTGAGGTTCGAGGTTTTGACGACCGTAAGAATATCAGCGCTAAGATGCGAGAAGGTTGGGAATTAGTCCGTAAGGACGAATATCCTGATTTTGAATCCCCTGTAGTTGATTCGGGTAAATATGAAGGTGTATTTGGAGTGGGAGGTTTATTGTTAGCTCGTATACCTTTAGAGACTGTAGGTGAAAGAACGGCGTACTTTAATCAAAGAAGTGCTGACCAAATGGAAGCTGTAGACTCTGACATGATGCGAGAGAACGCACATTCAACCATGACGATTGAAAAAGCCAATCGTCAATCTCGTGTAACTTTTGGTGGTCCACAAAAAAAGTAAGGGCCTCCATTTATGATAAGGAACTAAACTTATGGCAAATCAACTATCTGGTGGCTATGGTCTTCGTCCTATCGGTAAAGTTGGTGGTAATGTTAATAATAATGCAACTACGCAGTATGAAATTGCCAACAACTATACTACAGCTATATACAATGGTGGGATTGTTTGTCCTGCTTCTTCTGGAACTATCATCATCTCCGATCAGGCGATATCTCCTTTAGGTGTATTAGCAGGGGTAGAGTACGTTGACTCAAACACCAAAAAGACTACTTTCTTAAACTACTGGCCCGGATCAAATAGCGTAAGCGTTGATACAAACCACCCTGTAAAGGCGTTTGTACATGACGACCCAATGCAGCTTTTTGTTGTTGTCGCAGACGGTACGAATACCGACCGTGCAACAGCTTTAGCGGACGTTTTCATTAACTGTGACATGGCTAGTGTAAATAATGGCAGTACAAATACAGGCATATCTAGTGATATGTTAGATATTAGTACCGCAGCAACGACAAACACTTTGGATGTAAGAATTGTTGGCTTATACGACGACGAAGGCAACATTGATTACTCCGCAGCGGGTCATCAATATGTTGTGCGTTTAAACGGTCATTATAACCTTAACACAAGTGCGGCAGTTGGTACTTTCGCAACAACTGGCATATAGGAGGTTAACTTATGGCTATTTCAAGAGCACAACTAGCAAAAGAGCTAGAGCCCGGTTTAAACGCATTGTTTGGATTGGAGTATGACCGTTACGAGAATGAACACGCTGAAATCTTCGATGAAGAAAGTTCGGATAGAGCTTTTGAAGAAGAGGTAATGCTCAGTGGTTTCTCTACTGCACCTGTTAAAGAGGAAGGCTCAGCCATTTCTTTTGACAATGCACAAGAGACATACACAGCTCGTTACACACACGAAACTATTGCTTTGGCATTTAGTATTACTGAAGAGGCGATTGAAGATAATCTTTATGACCGTCTTGCAAGCCGATACACTAAAGCATTAGCTCGTTCAATGTCTCAGACAAAGCAAATTAAAGCTGCGTCTATTTTAAATAACGCTTTCAGCACTGGCGCCAGTGCGATAGGTGATGGAGCAGCTCTATGCTCTTCTTCTCACCCATCTATATCTGGTAATCAGCGAAACATCTTATCAACTGCCTCTGACCTTAATGAGACTTCATTAGAGCAGATGCTAATTGATATTGCAGGTTTAACTGATGAGCGTGGTCTTAAAGTTGCAGTTCGAGGAACTAAGTTAATTATTCCAAAGGAACTACAATTTATTGCTGAAAGAGTTTTAAACTCTGCACTTAGACCCGGAACAGCGGACAATGATATTAACGCAAACAAGAGCATGGGGATGTTGCCAGAAGGCGCCGTCGTAAACCATTTCTTGACTGATACTGATGCGTTCTTTATCAAGACTGATTCGCCTAACGGTTTTAAGATGTTTAACAGAGCCGCTATCAAGACTGCCATGGAAGGCGATTTTGATACAGGCAACATGAGGTTCAAAGCAAGAGAAAGATATTCTTTTGGAGTCTCAGACTGGAGAGCGGTATTCGGGACACCCGGAGCTTAACTTCCATATAAACCTAAATATTCGAGGGCGGCTCTTGTCGCCCTCTTTTTTTTGTGTATAATAAAACTACCTTGACAGTCACATGGTGTGGCTGACATTTGCCAAGACAAGGAGATAAACATGGGCAACTCAACTTTTTCAGGACCAGTACGGTCCGAGAACAATTTTGATCTTGTAAGTAAAAATTCAGCTACAGGATTAATTCAAGACAGAACTTTTGGTGCAGGCGTAAGAGATGCACGAAAATATTATTTAGAAGAGTGGTTTAAAAAGAAACCTGCACTTAATGCTGTTTCAATTATTGATCCAGATGCAGATAGCGCATCAGCTCTAGCGGCATATGTTATTGCTAACAGAGACTTTGAAACATTAGGTACTAACATGACAACTGCTTTGACTACTTTTTCATCTACACACGGTGGTATTTTAATGACTACTGCGGGGGCTGATCAGGATCAAGCAATTCTTTTACCTCACTTAGATACTAACCAAACATCTTGGAGCGGTACTAAATGGGGAACTGAAAACTCAGTAGAATGGGAATGTTCAATTTCATTGCCTGCTATTGATAATCAAAAAGTTTGGGCGGGTTTAAAGTTAACTAATGATCAATTAGTTGCAACTGATGCTAACCAAATCTTTTTTAAGTTTCAAACAGACGCTACTAACAGTGAAGCATTTGATGATTTTACTACTTGGCACTTAGTACACAGTATTGGTGGAACTGACTTTATCAGTCAAATTCCAGTTACTGTTGCAGCCGATACACCTTATCACTTAAAAATTAGTATTGATAGTGATAGAAAAGCTACCTGTTTCATAAATGGTATACAGTACAATATTACCGAAACATCTGGTAGTACAGGTGGCACAGCAGTGACAGCAGTACAACCGGGTTCTGTAGCAGTTAAAACAGCAGCTTTAACTGATGATGTGGATTTCATTCCATACATCGGTATTGAAGCAGGTGCGGCAGCCGCTGAAGCATTAAATGTTCATTATCAAGCGATATGCAGAAACGTCTTTGAATAAAACTTGAATGGGGGTGAAACTCCCCCATAAATTTAGGAGAAACAAATGGCAAGTTCAGATGTAAGGGCGTTAACAGTAAACGATGAAAACGCTTCCGACGATGATCGTCTAGTTACCGCAGCTCGGCCCGATACTTCCGCTACAATGGCAAATACTACTTTTGCAGGAGGTGCTGCTAGAAATGTTATAGTTACCACTACAGGCACAGGCGATAATGCTAAAACCTGTACTATTACAGGAACAGATGTTTTTGGCGATTCTATGACGGAAGTAATTACGTCTACGAGTTCCGCAGAGGCTGTAGCAGGGGCTAAATTGTTTTTAACAGTAACGGCGGTAGAATGTTCTGCGAAATATGCAGCTAATATAAAAGTAGGGTCTGGTACTCTTTGTGCACAAGCTATAGGTGATGGCGCTCGTGTACGGTTAAAAGGTCTTTCTGTAGTATCAGGAGGTACCGCAGGGACTATTTCTTTTGTTAACGGTACGCCAGAAACAGGCACTACTTTGTTTAAAGCAAGAACAATAGGCACTGCAAATACTACTACAGACAGGACTGTTCCAGAAGAGGGTGTTTTGTTTTCTAGTGGTATGAGTGTCAGCTATACGCTAGACCATGCGGATATGATGACGTTTTTCTTCGCATAGGAGATTATTGTGGCTAGGACCCGAGATAAACAGCCGCCTAAGACAAAGAAATATTTTCGTTCTACTAAATCTGGAGCGGGAATGACCAAGGCAGGCGTGGCTAGATACAGAAGGGAGAACCCCGGAAGTAAACTAAAAACGGCTGTTACAGAGAAGAAACCTACAGGTAAACGGGCAGCAAGACGTAAATCATATTGCGCTCGTTCTGCGGGTCAAATGAAGAAGTTTCCAAAGGCGGCTAAGAATCCAAATAGTCGTTTAAGACAGGCGAGGCGAAGATGGAAATGTTAATTAAACAGATAAGCCTAGGTGTTTTAGTTCCAATAGTTGTTGGAGGCGTTGGTTGGATGACGTATACTTTAATTAATGTTGATAAACGCACGGCTATCATGTCCATTAAAATAGACCAAAATAACAGGATGTTGACGCCTTTATGGGAAGAATTTATTAAACAAAGGGTAAGCAATGAACAGGTCACAAATGAGAAAGCAAGTATCGTCTGGAGGTAGAACCGTCCGTTTAGGTAAGGGGGCGTGTCCACCTATTAAATTGGCTAAAGGCGGTGTTGTTAAGATGAAAAAGGGTGGCAAGATATGCCCTTCGGGTAAAGCATGGGCTAAGAGAACTTTTGATACATATCCAAGTGCTTACGCAAACATGGCTGCTTCTAAATATTGTAAAGATCCAAACTACGCTAAAGGCGCTAAAGGGAAAAAGAAAAAGAAATGATGGATAAAAAGAAAAAAACTGTTGTAAAAAAAGTTATTAAAGGTCTTAAAAAGGCCTCTCGTTTACACGCAGGACAAGCAAAAAGTCTTCAAAAAACTATTAAACCTACTAAAAGGAAGAAGTAATGGGAGCGCTTAAAGACTGGGTAAAACAGGACTGGGTTCGTATTGGCACTGACGGAAAAATAAAAGGTAAGTGCGGGACATCTAAAGATAAAAAGAATCCTGATAGGTGTCTACCTAGAAGTAAGGCTAATAGTTTGTCTCAGAAAGAAAGAGCCTCTACCGCTAAGAAGAAAAAACGAGCAGGAGCAAAAGGAAAAACTGTAGTAAAAAATACTAAGTCTGCTATAGTTCGTTTAGGTAATGGAGGTTTTGTAAGATAATGGCAGGTTTTTCTGGTGACGACGTAAAATACATACAGGCGGTAAAAGACTATATGTCTTATAAGATTGAAGATCTTCCCACCTTCATGCGAACAGTTATGCCTTTAAATGCTAGTAGGCGGGTGAAAGATCAATATACCGTAGATATTAGAGGGCCGAGGCCGGAAAAGAAAGCTAAGGGTGGTGTTGTGGGTTTTATAGACGGGGGTTCTGTAAAGGGCAAAAGATTTATTGCCAGAGGATGTGGGGCAGTTATGTCCGATAGACGTAAAAAAACTTTATATACATAGGAGATTAATATGAGAAAAAAGAAGACATACGCAATGAAAAAAGGCGGGAAAGTTGTTAGGAAAGCCAAGGGTGGCGCTATAAAAAAGAGAATGATGGCTAAGGGTGGACCTATTAAAAGAATGACAAAAGGTGGATCTGTAAAGAAAACTATGACAGTTACACAACTACGGGCTGAAGCTAAGAAAAAAGGAATGAAATTAGTTAAGGCTTAAACTTGCCGTATTTACAAAGTAATATCCCGCACTTTAAGTGTTGGGTGCGAAGAGAATATACACACAACCATGAGAAATATCATGGGGAGTTTTTACACGCAATGGCTATTGCTGTCACGACAATGCCTAATAGGTGTTTGTCTTTTCAAGTAATATTTACAGGATGTGAAGCTGAAGAGGATGAGCCTAATGTGCATGGTGGTGCAATGTGGGCTCGTATGCCTATAACAGGGTTGGTAGGAGACTTTGAGTTTGAGGGTTGGCCTGAGCCGATGGAGACATATTTAGCACAGCCTTGGGATTGTGCCTCACATCATCACGCGGTATATACCTTAGATAGGGCAACTCCTTGCCCATGGATGGCAAAGATAGGTGGTGAGTTTTACCCTGCAAAGTATCATTTTACAGTAGATTACACAGACCATGAGATTGCTGACGACCCCGCACAACATAAACAAAGTCATGTTTTAACGTTGCTAGATGCAGGAGAATACACGGGAAATATAGTAGCCTTGCCAAATAACCGTGTTCGTGTTACTCATCCTGCATGGTTTGAAACAGGACAAGGAGCCCCAGACTTTAAACCGTCACAGCATATACACTATTCAAAGTCCGATTTAGATTATGTGTTGGACGTTAACCAAATCTTTGATAATATGTATGCAGACAAAAAAAAGGATAAATAGATGGCTACTTCGGGAAGTGTTAATTTTGAATTAGATGTCGCGGATTACATAGAAGAAGCCTTTGAGCGGTGTGGCCTTGAGGTCCGTACAGGTTACGACCTTAAAAGTGCAAAGCGCTCTTTAAACCTTATGTTAGCAGAATGGGCTAACCGTGGGTTAAATCAATGGACTATTACACAACGAACACAAGCGATGACTGCTGATACGGGTACTTATTCATTAAGTGCGGATGTTATAGACATTTTGTCTGTTGTGGTAAGAAGAAGCAGCACTGATTTTGCCCTATCTAGGATTAGCAGGGATGCGTATTTATCTATTCCAACCAAGACTACATCAGGTAGGCCTAATCAATTTTTCTTAGATAGACAGGTTACGCCTGTTCTTAAAGTGTGGCCTGTGCCGGAAAACAGCACGGATGTTATACATTATGATGCGCTTATTCGCATGGATGATGCTGATACTTTTGTAAATACGTTAGATGTGCCTTTTCGGTTATACCCCTGTTTAGCCGCAGGACTGGCTTACTATATTTCTATTAAGAGAGCTCCTAACAGGGCGCAGTTGTTAAAAGCAATGTATGAAGAAGAGTTTGAAAGAGCTATGGTTGAAGACAGAGATAGAGCGTCGTTTAAAGTTGTACCGCAATATCAATACTTTCAGGTGAGTTAATGAGTAGTTTTGCAACAGGAAAAAATGCGTATGCCATATCAGACAGGTCTGGGTTTAGATATAAGTATAAAGATATGCGTCGCGAATGGAACGGCTTACTTGTAGGTCGGGATGAGTTTGAAGCCAAACAACCTCAACTAGAGCCCCGTTCTAAGATATCAGATGCTCAAGCTTTAAAAGATGCTCGTCCTGATAGGATAGAACCGTTAGAGGTTCCTGTGGGAGGAGGGGGCTTTCCAGATAGAGGTTTATCTCTTAGGATTATAAGCTCGATAGGTATTGTTACGGTGACGACATGAGTTTTACTTTTGCAACATTAAAAACAGCCATACAGAACTACACGGAAAACACAGAAACAACGTTTGTAGATTCCTTGTCTACGTTTATTATTCAAGCTGAAGAACGTATTCTAAAAAACGTGCAGCTTAGTAACTTTCGTAAAAACGCTACTGCTGCGTTTACCTCTAGTAATAAATTTTTAGCTTGTCCGGGCGATTTTTTGTCACCTTTTTCTTTAAGTTTTGTTAACACTAGCAGTGAAACAGTCTTTTTAGATTATAAGGATGTTAATTTCGTTCAGACCTTCAACCCTAATTCTTCTACTACAGGGGACCCTCGGTATTACGCTTTATTTGATACGGATAATTTTATTATAGGGCCTACTCCTAGTGCATCGTCTAATGTAGAGTTGCATTATTACTACAGACCTACCAGTTTGACTGCCGGGTCTGACTCGGGGACTACTTGGCTTAGCACGAATGCACCAAGTGCCATGTTGTACGGTAGCTTGATGGAAGCTTACACTTTTATGAAGGGAGAGCCAGACGTTCTTCAGAACTATGCTCAACGGTTTACTGAAGCGGTGCAATCTCTTAAATTGTTTGGTGAGGCGAAAGAAGTTAGTGATTACTATAGAACGGGTCAGGTTGTTAGGGAGAAACAATAATGTTGATGGAAGTAAAGAAGGAACCAATCGTTGAGGTTCATACAACCGATAATAGAGGTTTTACCCCCGAAGAAGTAGCAAAAAGATGTGTGAATAAAGTGGTTGAAGTGAGCGATAGTGCCCCTCCTGTTATACGAGATCAGGCAAGAGCCTTTAAAGAACATTTAGAGAAAGTTATAGCGTTTTATATGAAAGAAGCTATAAATTCAGATAGAGTAACAGTGTATAATGCAATTAAAGATGCGGGGTATGATAAACTCGCGGAACACATAAGGAGGTTATAATGGCATTTTCTGGTAACGCACTCTGCTCCACTTTTAAAAAGGAGTTATTAGAGGGCACACATAATTTTGCGAATGGTGGAAACTCTTTCAAGTTAGCCTTGTTTACCAACTCACAGGCGGGTAACAACGGGCTAGGGGGAACAAGCACCACGATGGATGCTACGGTAACTCTTTACCATAGTGATTCTAGTAATGAGGTAAGTAATTCTGGAGATTATGTTCAAGGAGGAACAGCCCTAGGTAGTCAAGCGGTAAGTGGTTCTCAAACACAAACAACAGCTTTTGTTGACTTTGCCGATCATACTTATGGTTCCGCTACGATTACAGCAAGAGGAGCCTTAATATATAACGATACAAATAGTGACAAAGCCGTTTGTATATTAGATTTTGGATCAGACAAGTCTTCTTCTTCTGGTAACTTCACTATAGTTTTTCCTAGCAACAACACGAGTGACGCGATAATAAGGATAGCCTAATGGCCTTTGTAATAGCAGACAGAGTACGAGAAACTACAACTACTACGGGCACAGGCACGATTACTCTGGGTGGTGCAGTTACGAACTTTGAAACTTTTACTACTAATCTATCTAATTCAGATACAACCTATTATGCTATTGTGGATAATACCAATGGTGCTTTTGAGGTTGGTCTAGGCACCTTTACATCTTCTGGTACAACGCTTGCTAGGACTACTGTCATAGCTAGTTCAAACAGTAACAGTGCTGTAAACTTAGGCTCTGGTACGAAAGATGTATTTATAACCGTTCCTGCCAGTAAAATAGTAGTTGAGGATGGAGATGACAATGTTTCTGTAGGTGGAGACATAACGATTGGGGATGATCTAACGGTAAATGGTGGAACAATAGATTTTAAAACAAATACTGGATCACCCTCTCAACTAAAATTTTATTGTGAATCTAGTAATGCTCACGCTCAGACGCTAACAGCACAGCTACACGCAAGAGCTGCTACAAATACTTTAACTTTGCCCGGTGGTAACGTAATAGGTGATGATGATGCCACCTTAGTATCAGACATAGGCACACAAACTCTTACAAATAAAACTTTAACAGCCCCTGTTTTATCGGGTTCTTCCTCGGCAGCAGGTTCAATACTTTTTAAAGAAGATACAGACAACGGCACAAATTCTGTA